TTTTATACGATAAATTATAATATATTATAATTATATTGTATGAATATTGAAATATTTTATCACTTATACATTCCACCAGACGATAGGCGTTCGTTGTCCGTCTGGTGGATAGACGACCATGTTGCCCGATTGCGCTCTTCGGGATTAATAGAAGTTGCTAAAGTTAATATGTGCATCACTATGCCTATATATTTAGACTTTGGCAATTTTGGAAAAGATATAATATCATATATTAATCGTAGATATCCGTTTATAAACATTCTAGATGTACGAGATACTTCGGAACCTACTAATATATACGAAGGTCAGACTTTAAAAGTTTTACATGATCGCTGTTTATTAGATGATAATACTCTAGTTTTATATACTCATAGTAAAGGTATGGGACACCCTACAATTTCTAATAGTTGTTGGCGACAAATTCTAGATCACTATTCAGTTGATCAATGGACAAAATGTGTTAATATATTGCAAACTACGGATAGTGATATTGTAGGAGTTAAAGACATTTCTATATTAGATGTTAGTGGAAATATTTGGTGGGCTAGGTCCAGTTATATTAAAACATTACCAGAACCTATTGATTCGTCAAAATATACCGTTGAACACAAATGGCCTGGTACTAGGGAATATCGATGGGCATTTGAAGATTGGATAAGTCTGAATAATCCGCGTACATATCATATTGCAAATACTAAAGTCTATCATTATGATACCATAAAGTTCCTCGAAGATGTAATTACAGAAGAAAATGCTACTTTGTCGTAAATGGTAGAAAAATATTTGATAATATAACAAAAATATGCTATCATAATTTACATTAAATTAGGTTAGCATAATGACTAAAAATACAATAATTGGATTTGTAGGTTTCATAGGTAGCGGAAAAGATACAGCCGCAGATTACTTGGTCAATACACACGAATTTAGGCGTGATAGTTTTGCCAATACACTGAAAGATGCGGTAGCGGCAGTATTTGGTTGGGATAGAATTCTCCTAGAAGGGCGTACAAAAGAAGCTCGTGAGTGGCGTGAAAAAGTTGATCCATGGTGGGCCGAAAGGTTAAACATGCCTAATCTTACGCCCCGCTGGATCTTACAATATTGGGGTACTGAAGTATGCAGACACGGATTCCATGATGATATATGGATCGCTAGTGTAGAAAATAAACTACGTAATACTACTGATAATATTGTTATTAGTGATGTAAGATTTCCTAACGAAATTAAATCAATTAAAGACGCTGGCGGACTAATCGTATATATAGAACGCGGAGTTAAACCTCACTGGTATGATATTGCAATTCAAGCAAATCGCGGAGGTAAATCAGCTATTGATTGGCTTAAAGAAAATAACATACATGCAAGCGAAACCGCATGGGTGGGCGGTCATATTGATTTTGTTGTATATAACAACTCGACTATAGATAAATTATGCGAGCAAATCAATAATGTATTATTAACTAAGTCAGAGTTGCCGCTTTCTACAAGAGTTGCACTTGATCTGATTTAAAAATCTGGAGTTAGATCTCCTTGTTTCCATGGCAGTTTTAATCTATGTAGAATGCACTGGCAATTAGTACATACTGTTTTTAAATTTGTATATCTACAGTTAACCGGATTCCCGTCAACATAGAATACACCGAACTGTTCTAGGTATTTAGAAGTAAACCCACATTTATCACATGTGGTTTTCTTTTTGTAACCTGCTTTGTGCCACAAGGGAATTCCATCCTTGCGTTTACCCGCACAGTGGTCGCATTTCGTCCTATAGAAAGTCTTCCCTTCTTTATAGTAATTTATAGCAACTGGTCTTTGTTTACATATTTTACATAAATTTCTCATATCGCGCCCTTTTTATCCCCTTTTTTCTATTTATTAATTGGCTATTTTTTATCAAGTTTGCTAAATATGTTGAGTAATCCATATAGGAGACATTAGAATGGCAACATTGCAATCACCAGGCGTACAAGTAAACGTAATCGACGAGAGTTTTTATACTCCATCCGCACCAGGTACGGTGCCGTTATTATTTGTAACGTCAGCACAAGACAAAATTAATCCTAGCGGCACCGTCGCATTAGGTACAACTGCTGCCAACGCAGGCAAAGTTTGGTTAATTACCAGCCAACGTGATCTAACAGATACCTTTGGTACACCGGTATTTTATACTGATCAGAGTAGTAATCCATTACATGGTAATGAATTAAATGAATACGGGCTCCAAGCAGCGTATAGTTCATTGGGTGTAAGTTCACGTGCATATATAGTTCGTGCAGATTTAGATCTAGTAAATATAGTTCCTACAAGTTCTGAACCTGAAGGTTCACCAGTTGGTGGCACTTATTGGTTAGATACTACATCTAGTGTTTATGGTATTCGAGAATGGAATTCTAGTACAACTAGTTTTAGTACTAAAACTCCTATTGTTTTAGGTGATGATTCCCCTGCAAACCAGTTTAATGTAGCTGCTCCAGCTGCATCAGTTGGTATACAAGGCGACTACTGCATGGTTATTACTAATACCAATGCTAACCAATTATACTACAAACAATCAGCAACGGTATGGTCTGCAGTACAAGATAATTTTGGTCCAAACAGCGACCGACTAGTTACTGTGGGTCCACATTACACTTATCCTTCATATACAAGTTCTACTCCTAGTGGTAGCATTTGGATTATTACAACTACTCCTGCAAATGGCGCAAATTGGAAGGTAAAATTATTTAATAGTGGAAGTCAGTCATGGGTTAGCGTGGCTGCACCTATATATGATAGTGTTAAAACTGCTTCATACACATTTGATAAAACTGGCGGAAAAGCTATTGTACCAGGTACATTGTTTATTGAGTCAAATCCTTCTCACAATACACTTGATACAGCTATTTTTAAAGTGTGGAGAAAGGCATCAGCTGGCATAACCACTGTTAGCGGCCTAGCAACTTCAACTGCTGCTACCTCTAGCACAAATTATGTGTTCAACATTAGAGAAAGCAATTTAACAGACACATGGGGAACCACAAAAACTGTTACAATTAACACTTCTAGTAGTGGATTAGCATTAGGTTCGTTAGTTCCAGACGCATTGGCTGCACAGGGGCTAACATATGTTAGTGCAAACTGGAACGCTACAACTAATATTTTAACTATGACACACTCTGCGGGTGGTCAGTTTGAATTATTTGACGGTGCAAACACACCATTAGCCACTTTAGGATTTTCTGCATATAACGTTGTAACATTAGCTGGTACTGCAAATCTATATACTGCACCTACAGGTGATTTTTATACTGGTTCAACGCCATTTACATTTATTGCAACAAATTGGAAATCATTAGCATATGAGGCATCTAGTATGGCTCCATATACTACACCGGCAGATGGTACTTTATGGTATAGCAGTGTAGTAGATGAAGTTGATATTTTATATCACAATGGCTCAACCTGGGTAGATTATGTTTCTAATTTTGGATCATGTTCTCCTAATGGTCCTATTGTTAGTGCAACAATGCCAGATGATGCGACTGGGCAAAGCGATGGGACAGCACTAGTAACTGGTGATATTTGGATTGATACCAGCGATATAGATATGTATGGTAGAAATGTATACGTATTCAATTCTACATTAACTGCTGGTAACCGTTGGGTTAAACAAGATGTTACTGATCAATCAACACCGAGCGGTTGGTTATTTGCTGACGCTCGTGCTGGTACAACCGGCGGCACATCTACTACTAAACCAGGCGGAACAATTAAAAACTTATTACAAAGCGGATATTTAGATCCAGATGCACCAGATCCTGCACTGTATCCAAAAGGCATGCGTCTATGGAACACTCGTCGTAGCGGATTTAACGTTAAAAAATATGTCCAAGGACATATTAATCTTAATGCACAAAACGCAAGACAAAGTAATGCAGCAATGTCTGGATATTATGCTGATCGTTGGGTTACACAATATCCAACAGCAGCAGATGGTGGACCGCAATTTGGAAGACTAGGACAGAGAGCACAGGTAGTTAATGCATTAAAAGAACTAATTGATTCCAACAGTGCGATTCGTGATACAGATACACTAGGCTTTAATTTAATTGCAACTCCCGGATATCCTGAAGCAATTCAAAGTATGACCGCATTTAATACTGATCGCGGAATTACAGCATTTGTATTAGGTGATACACCGTTTAGATTAGCACCAACTGCAACAGCATTAAGAGCATGGGGCTTAAATACTAATATGGCATTAGACAACGATGATGTCGGCGCAGTCACATATGACGAATATATGGCTATGTACTATCCTAGTGGATACGCTACTGATAATACAGGTAATAAAATTGTTGTACCACCAAGTCATATGATGTTGCGTACTATTATTAATAGTGATGCAAAAAGTTATCCATGGTTTGCACCAGCAGGTACACGCCGCGGCGGAGTAGATAATGTTACTTCGGTTGGTTATATTACAGATGAAGGCGAATTTAAACCTGCAGCATTACATCAAGCATTGCGTGATGTATTACAGGATCCCGCAGTTGCTATCAATCCAATTGCAACATTAACCGGAGTAGGAATTGTAGCTTACGGACAACGCACTCGCGCTAAAAATGCAAGTTCATTAGATAGAATTAATGTTGCAAGATTAGTTTGCTACTTACGTAAACAACTAGATGTCCTTGCAAGACCATATTTGTTTGAGCCAAATGATACACAAACACGTAGAGAAATCAAAGCAGCAGCAGAAAGTTTAATGCTTGAATTAGTAGGACAACGTGCATTGTATGATTTTGTAATTGTATGTGATGAAACTAATAATACTCCTGCAAGAATCGATCGTAATGAATTGTATCTTGATATTGCTATTGAACCAGTTAAGTCTGTTGAATTTATATATATTCCACTACGCTTGAAAAATACTGGTGAAATTGCAGCAGGCGTATAATAGGTAAATAATAAAGAATAAGGAGCATTCATATGCCAATCGCAAGTTTAAGTAGATTTACAGTACCAATTTCAGGAAGCCAAGCAGCAGGTTCGCAGGGCTTGTTGATGCCAAAATTAAAGTTTCGTTTCAGAGTTACTTTAGATAGTTTTGGTGTAGGAGGTACACCGAGTACAGAATTAACAAAACAAGTCATGAATGTTAGCCGTCCTGACATTACATTTGAGGAGATTAAACTCCCTGTATACAACAGCACAGTTAAAATTCTAGGTAAGCATAGTTTTGCAGATGCTAAATTAACAGTACGCGATGATGCTAGTGGTATAGTAAGTAAAAAAATTGGCGAGCAAATGCAGAAACAATTTGACTTCTTTGAGCAAAGTGGTGCAGCAGCTGGTATTGACTATAAATTTAGAATGAGAGTTGAAATACTCGACGGTGGTAATGGCGCATATTCACCCGTTACACTTGAAAGTTTTGAATTCTTAGGATGCTATATCAAGCAAGCAACATATCAAGGTGGCGATTATGCTGATGCAACTAATCCTATGGATATTGCATTAACTATCACGTATGATAACGCAATTCAATTAGAAGGCCCAGGCGGCCCAAGAAACGGAATTGGTCTAAACGTAGGTAGAGTAGTACGTCCATACGGAGCCCAAGGTTTAACTACAGGTTAATCGTTAACTTAACAATAAAAAAGCTCAGCTTAAAACCTGAGCTTTTTATTTGACTAAATATTAATATGGGAAATAAATTAAATGAATATCTAGGCCTGACCTCTCCAACTATTTTAAAAGACTATCAACACGCTAGTCGGTTATATGTGGATAATAATTACGGCCATGCGCCAAAGGTTGGATTTTTATATTATGTAAAATTTAATCTTAATCCAGAGGCAGTTCCGGACGGTGAGTGGAAAGAAAAATACCAACGTGACATGGGATTGTTAGTTAAAAAAATTGATCTTCCAAAATTTACAGTAGCTACTGAAACATTAAATCAATATAATAGAAAAACAGTAGTAGCGACTAAACTCTCATATACTCCTGTCAATGTTGAATTTCACGATGATAATCTTGATATAATTAATAAATTGTGGATGCATTATTACAATTTTTATTTTGCCGATGAGGCAAACGCCTTTGGAAAAAATTATGGAAATACAAAATATAAAGAGAAAGACAATTTATACGGCATGCGTGATCACAATTTAGTGATCCCGTTTTTTGATTCAATTGACATATACACTTTACATCAACAACAATATACACAAATTACATTAGTAAATCCTAAAATTACTGAATGGCAACACGATGTACTAAACCAGGCAGAAGGCAATAAAATTCAACAAAATAGAATGACCGTTGCATACGAAGCGGTGATGTATAATTATGGATATATAAAAAATAATCCCGAATCCCAAGGATTTATTACGGCATTTTACGACAAAGCACCCAGTCCACTTGCCGTCGGCGGGAATGATCAAAACAATACTTCATATATTACAGACGAAACAGGCTCTGATGCGCCCGGCGAACAACGAGTATTTAATAATATAACAAGACCAAATACACAATATGACAAAAAAGCAAGAGAAAAACAATTTAACCAATTGTTGGCAGTAAGTAAGGGTAACTCTGATGTAGGAAATTATGTTAATGATAATGGAATTGTTAAAGTTAACGCAGGAACATATAATATTGCTAGCGGAACATTAGGTACAGTTACAAAAACTATATCAGGAAAATATGCATTGTTACCTAGTACTGAAAACCAACCGGGATTACCTGGCGGCGTTGGTATTAATATTTTTAAAGGAAGTAATACTAGTGTTGATGGGAAAATTAGGGCACTCCCGGCAGCACTTGTATTTCCACCTGGCACTCCTAGTCCAAGTCTTCCCGGAATTCCTATTGACGTTATAGCAACTGCAACTGGTCAAACAACTGCTAATGTACAGTTTACTCCGCCTGAGACCGATGGTGGTGCTGCTATTACCAGTTATAATGCGTCGTCTGATGTTGGCGGTATTTCAAGTACTATAAATTCTAGTAGTCCGGGATGGACTACTAGTACATTTTTTATAACTGGACTTGCTACGCAAAGTCCATATAGATTTAGAGTAAGGGCAACTAATTCAGTAGGTACTGGAAGTTATAGTA